GAGGAGTATTAAAAAGATAGAATACTAGAATTGAAGGGATTAAATTCCCTTCTTTTTACTACGAAGGAGGGAGCATATGACATTAGAAGAAGCTAAAAGCTATTTACACATAGATTATCCAGATGAAGATACATTCATTCAGACACTTTTAATTACGTCTGAAAATTATATTGATAGTATGGTTGGAGAAGGTTATAAGTTAGAAGATAAAGCATTAAATCTTGCTAAATTGCTACAATACAAGCTTATAGCAGATATGTATGAGAATAGGAGCACAAATATAGAAGATAAAAGCAAACAAGATAGAATCGTAACTTCTATACTAGATAAATTATCACTATATATAGGTGTGATTTGATGAATAGTGAGAGAATTAATATAACAGTAACAACGGAAACTAGAGTTAATGGTAAACCAACTAAAACAGACAAACAATTTTATTCTTGTTGGGCAGAAATACTGCAATTATACGGGAATGAATTATACCAAGCTATAAATATTAAATTGGAGAATACCATTATTTTTAAGGTTAGATATTGTAAGTTGTTAGAGCAATTGCAAGATAAGAAAGAATACAAAGTGGAATTTAAAGGTAATATCTATAAAATTTATTATACTGACTTTGCTAAAGACTATAAAAAATATATATTACTTAAATGTAATCTCATCAAGTAGGTGATTTTTTGAGTGTAGATTTTGAATTTGATATGAATGAACTTATGAATAATATGGATATGTTAGAAAAAGAAGATACTTTAGACAAAGTAAATAGAGAAGCTTTAAAAGATGTTGCTGTAGATATTTATAATTATGTACAACGTAATCTTAAAAAATCTGAGGATAATAGTAAAAGTGGTAGAAAAGGTAGTAGACCATCTGGACACGCTAAGGATAACATACCAAAAGGAAATATTAAAAAGAAGAATGGATTTTTATATATAACTGTGGGTTGGGAAAAAGGTGATAGAAGTCCATATTATTACGAAAAATTCCAAGAGTGGGGTACAACTAAAATTCCCGCATATCCAGTGTTTAGTGTAGCTAAAGCTAAATATAAAGATAAATTAGATAAAAAAACTAAAGAAAGTCTAGAAAAATTTTTAAGTGAAAAATTGGAGGTGTAGTTATAAATATAGATGATATTATATATAAAATATTAGAAAGTGTAACTAATGTATATGAAGGTTGGTATTGTGAAAGTTTAGAAGCTACACATACAACCTTCTTTTGTTATATGGATGAAGAAGATTTAAGTGATGATGAACCTGAAGATATTATATTAAACTTCCAATTTGACACCTGGGGAGAAAATAAAGAAGAAGTAGATAAGCAAAGGAAAAAGGTAAGAAAATTATTAAAACAAAATGAGTTTGTTTTGATGGATAATAGAAATGACTTTGAAAGTGAAACGGGTATTTATCATTATGCTGATAGATTTAGTTTTATGGTAGATGCTGAAGAATATTATTTAGAATAATAAATTTAAAAATGAAAGTGAGGAAGTTATAATGGCAGAAAAAAAGATAAAAAGAAATTGTGGATTAAAAGATATATACGTTGCAGAAGTAACAGAAAATACAGCATCTGCTTATACAGTAGGAACTCCTACTAAGTTAGCTAGAGCTATAAGTGCTAAGATAACAGATAAATTTGAAACAGAAACAACATATAGTGACGATGCAGTAGAAGATGTAGTTGAAGAATATGTAAATACTGAAATTGAAATAGGTGTGAATACTTTATCTAATACAGATTATGCAAAGCTATATGATACTCTTTATAAAAATGGGTATTTATTAAAATCTGGAAGTGATAAAGCTAAGGAAATTGCTCTTGGATTTAGAAGTAAAAGAACAGACGGAACATATGATTTTGTATGGTATTACTGCGGAAAATTTAACGAAAGACCAGACGAAGAATTTGAAACCAAAGGTGATAAAATAGCAACACAAACAGCAAGTTTGAAAGGTATATTTTACGCTAGACAAAAAGAAGATACTATAGATAGTAAAAAGAAACCTTTGTATGAAATTAGAGTAAATGAAAGTGAATTGTCAGAAACTGAAACAGATGCAAAAACTGCAATTGCTGATTGGTTTAGTAAAGTACAAGAATATGTAGCACCAACACCATAGAGAGGATATATACCCTCTTTTATTATTTTTAAATTGAAAGGATGATAATAAATGAAATTAACAGTTAAAGGTAAAAATTATAACTGCGGAAAAATAACAAGAAAAAAATATAGTAAATTTAATAAAATTTATGAAGAGCTAGAACAAAAGGATGGTAAACAGGCTTTATATACAGACAGCGATTTAGACAGTATGGTTGAATGTGTAGTAGAAGCTTATGATAATAACTTTACTATAGATGATATAAATGAAGAGTTTGATGTGCCTGAAATTATATTTGCATTTTCTTCTATAATGTTGGAAATCCAAGAGAAGTTAAATAAGAAAGTTGAAAAAGTACAAGGAAATTTTACAAAGAAGTAATAGAGGGCGTTGATAACTCTATTACTTTAAATAGAAAAGAATATTTTATAAAAGAAATAACAACTAAAGATTATATAAGGTATATAGATATATGTAGCTTAGAAAATGAAGATAGTGTATATAAGGCAGTGCAATTTATGTTTACTTTAAGTAAATCTAGTTTAGACAAAATGGATATAGTTGATATATTAGCTTTAAATGAGTTTTTGAAACTTTATATATATAACACTATTAATAACAAGCTAGAAGAAATAAATAGTATTAATAAAGTAGAAACTAAAAAAAGTTTATTTGATGAATACGATGAAGAAAATGGATATGTTGAAAAAGATAAAGAAAGTCCATATAAAATAATGAAAGATAATATTAATTACTTTATAAAGTATGGGAATAGCAATTGTAAAACAAGTTTAAAAGATATATATGATATGAATTTATATGACCTTCTAGACTACTTTAGATTTAATATAATATATGAAAATGAACATAAAGAAGATGAAAATAATGATATAGATTACTAGGGAAGGGAGGTAAATAAATGAGTGGAATAGCAGTCCGAGTCGGTGCAAATACGTCTGAATTCAATAAAAGCATGGCTGATATGAAAAGGAATTTAAAAGAAGTACAAAGCTCTTTTTCTGTTACTGGTACACAAGCGAAGCTCTTTGGAAGTGTAACCGACCAATTAAAAAATAAACAAAGTGAATTGACCTCTAAATTAAACATACAAAATAATATGTTGGCAAAAACAAAAGAATATAATACTGCTTTAAAAAATAAATTAGGCGAACTAAATAGTGAAAATGAAAAATTAAAGACTAAAATAAATGAAACCAATAAAGCGTATAAAGACTCTGTAAAAGCTACCGGAGAAAATAGTGAAGCTAGTTTAAAATTAAAAAAAGAGTTAGACGGACTAAAACAAGAATACAATAAAAATGGTAATGAGATAGAAGCCACTGATAAGAAAATACAAAATAGTATAATCACTATGAATAATAGTGAAAAAGCTATAATTGAAACGAAAAAAGCTCTAGAAGAAACTAATAAAGAATTAAAAAATAGCAATTGGGATAGTTTTAATAAAAAAATGGATGGTGCAAAAGGAAATGCAGAGAAAGTTGTTAGTGCATTTAAACCTGTAGCTATAGCAACCATGGCAATTGGTACGGCTGGAGCTGTAGCATCTGTAACATTCGAGGATGCTATAGCAAAAGTACGAACTATCATGGATGAAAGTGCTGTATCCGTTGATGAAATGAAAAAGAAAATAATAGACTTATCCAATCAAACTGGTATTAGTAGTAATGAGATAGCTAATAACGTTTATGATGCTATATCTGCTGGACAAAGTACTGCTGATGCAGTAAATTTCGTAACTAATTCTACTAAGTTAGCTAAAGCAGGTTTTGCTGAAGCAGGACAATCATTAGACTTATTAACAACAATTCTAAATTCTTATGAAATGGAATCAAAAGAAGTTGCAAAAGTTTCTGATATTCTAATAAATACACAGAATTTAGGTAAAGTAACAGTAGGTGAACTTTCTTCTAG